GATGGCAGCTACCGCGGTCACCTAGTTGCGACTGCGTGGCGGCTTGGCTGGTCGGTCGGCTGGAACAAGTCGTTCGTTCATTTGGACCGGCGCGACTTTGTCGGTTTGAAACAAAACACCTTCGATTATTGAAAGGAAGCAAAATGAAATTCGTCGTACAGATGTTGCTCAATAGAGCAAAAGAGCCGAGTACGTTTGCAGGGTTGGGCGGCGTCCTCGCCGCTGTCGGTATCTCCCTGCCGCCAGAGGCGACGACCTCAATCATCACAATCGTCGGCGGCGTCGCAGCGCTCGCCTCGATGTTTATGAAAGAGCGCGCGGAGAAGACCAATTAGTGTCTGGGCTATTAGTGCGGTGCTTGCCGGAGTCGCAGCCGTCGCGGCGGGCGCCTTCATCGTGGCGCGGAAACTCGCAAAGGCCGGGCAACAGAAAGAGGTCGCCAGTGCGCGTGACCGCATGGACAGCGTGCGCGCTAGTACTCTGCGCGGTACTACTGAGCGGCTGCGTCACGGCGGTTTCTAGCGGCCTGGGTGCGGTCGGCAGTTTAGCCTCTGGCTACTTCAGTTATAAGACGGCAGAGAAGGGTGCGGCGGTTATCGTGACGCCGCCGCTGGTCGAGTACTCGGCTGCAATCCAGACGACGGCAGCGGACAAGCTGCAGCAGCTCGGCCAGCCGTGCCCGCGCGATGTGGTTGTCGGCGACTGTTCCGCAATCGCCAGGATGATTATCGACTACGGCGATCTGCGCCGGAAAATCCGAGCGGCAAAGAAACCTGAGTGACCTTCAGGTTTTGCGTTTTCTGGAGCAAAAATGGAGCGTTGAGGTTTGACAATATATCCTGCCCTCTCCCAACCATTCCCGCTTGATACCGCAAAAAATGGCGGATATGCTGGGCCTTAAGCGTTAAGCCGTTGATTTTTTTTGTGGATCGTTTTCTGATTATTCAGGCTCATAACCTGAAGGTCGTTGGTTCAAATCCAACCCCCGCAACCAAACAAAGACAAAGGCTTAGCCATAACCGGCTAGGCCTTTTTTTATTGTTTGGAGCGCGTGCGGAGCGTTTTGCTTTCCCGAAAATTCAGCGTCTGACAACCTGAAGGTCATTTTTTTGTTGCAATGGTTAGAAAAACTGACCATATGTAATTACGAAATCAACGGGAGATCGAAAATGAGTGTACGAAAAGATAAAGAGCGCGGCGGTTACATCGCGGACCTGGGCAAGTTTGGCGGCAAGCGCAACATCCGTGTGGCGACCAAGGCGGAAGCTGATGCGATACACGCCCAGGCCGCTGAAGAGTTCCGCATCACCGGCAGCTACATTTCGCGCAGCGGCTCGCCGACGTTCGCGCAGGTCGCGGAAGAGTTCCTTGAGCATCAAGCGACGAACCGCCTGCAGGGTCGTCATGTCGCCGCGGGCGAAATCGCCAACAAGCGCACCAACGTGCGTCATCTGAACAAGTTGCCGTATCGCGGCAGCACGCTGGCCGAAACCAAGGTTGCCGACATCCGCCTGGGCGAAGTTCAAAACACGTTGGTGCCCGCGTTGTTCGCCAAGCGCGCCAACAAAACCAACCGCAACATCTTCGCCGTGTTTGGTCAGGTCATCAAGTTCGCGATGGTCGCGGAGTACTTGTTGCACGATCCGCTGATGGTCAACCAGGGCAACAACAAGACGGGGATCGAACTGCCGCTGCCTGACGAGGCCGACAAGATCGATGCCATCGGCGAGCGCATCAGCAAATCGATTATCAATCAAATTCTCGACGCTGCCGGGCCAGCGCTCGACGCGCCTATCGACCTGGGCGATGACGACGAGCAGGTTGCAATGCGCAAATACAAGCGTCGGTTTTTCGCCCGCCTGCTGATCGCGGTGGGACGCGGCACCGGCATCCGCGCGGGTGAACAGGCGGCGCTGCGCTGGCCGGAAGTGCACCTTGACCGTGGCGTGATTGACATTAAATTTTCGCGCAAGAAGGATGGCACTATTGGCAGGCCTAAAACCAAGGCAGGCGTGCGCCAGATTGAACTGGCACCGGATTTGGTCGCAGCCCTGCGTGTCTGGAAGGCGTTGCAGCCAGCCAAGGAAGCGGCCAATGGTTATGTCTTTGCGAATGAAGATGGCAACATGAATTTAGACAACAGCAACTGGCGCAATCGCGTCTTGCATGCCGCGTGCGACAAGGCTGGTGTTGAGCGCATCCGCTGGCACGACCTGCGTCACTTCTTCGCGTCGGTGCTGATCTTTGATTTGCAGGAGACCGAGATCGTGATTGCAAGCGTAATGGGCCATAAAAACGCAGCCTTCACCCGCGAGCAATATGGGCACTGGCTGGATGACGTGAAGCCGACGACCGGCATGGGCGGGCGTCTGGCAGCGGTGATGTCATGAAACGCCGCGACCCAACATGGCGCTGGCGCCGGGCGCTGGGTCACAAAATTGTCAAAAGCAAAAAGGCGTACAGCCGAAAAGCGAAACACAAAAAGCCCCGGCCTCGCGCCGGGGCTTACTCATTTAACGCGCTGCAGCGCGTCTATGAGCGCCTCGCGATCTGCGGGCGTTAAGATGAGGCTGTAGTCGCCGCCATGCTCCCACGGGTCCGCTCCGCGCTGCAGGTGGTGCCTGATGCGCAGGCGGGCGTTACCGTTGCTGTCGGCCTCGATTTGGATGCTAGTATTTTGTTGCGGCATCTTTTGCGATCATCAAGTTAATCAACCGATTTAAATTCCACTTGGCCTTTCGCAAATCGGTCACCGGCTGGTCGTGCTTCTTCCGATACCGCGTCACATATTCGATGATGGGGCGCACATAACACGCTTCGTCGCCGGGTAGGTCGCGGCAAATATCAACTATAAAATCGATGCTCTCCCGGCCGCCGCTCAGCTTGTAATGCTTTGGGTTGATTTCGTCAGGCGAGCAGCACACCGTGCATGTGGTTGTGGTCTTGCCGTCGCTGATATAGCCGTTGCCGTGACAGACCTTGCACGTCATAGCATCTGCTCCAGCTTGTTGCGCAGCACCCAGTAGCGGCCCTTCAAAGCAACGTGCGGTATTTGATTTGCGTGGATCAGGCGCAACAATTTTTTATAGCTATTGTGGTCGCGGCTACCGAAAAGTGTTTCTGCAGCCTCGCGGACATCCATCAATGCGGGCCGCGTCATCGCACAAAACTCTGCCACATGGGATCGCTGAGCGCGGCTATAAACACCAGCGCCATGCAGATCGTTGCCATCGCGCCAAAGAAAACCAGACCTTCAAAAATGTGTCGCATATTCCCTCTCCGATTGGTAAGAGAGGGGAAACTACGGGACTGACTTTTAGTAAGTCAAGTAATTACGCAAAGTAAGTTCCGACAATCGCATGGATCGCGCTGACCTCGTCTAGGCGATACTTCACCTCTCGGTCAGGCTGGTGCTGCCGCAGCGTGACGTGCGTGTCGGTGATTTCAACAAACTGCTTCACGATGGCGTGCGCCACGCCGTTTGCTTTAAGCTGCACGACGACATAGTCGCCGTCGCGATATGGTCGGCCTGGATGCACATATACAATTTCGCGGGGATTGAACCGCGGCTGCATCGACGTGCCGCTGACAAATACTGCGTATGCGTCAGGGACAGATTTTAGCCATGACGGCGTTTCGATGGCGTCGATTGGTTCTGTAACGTCGGTTATGTCAAAGCCGATCCCAGCCTGGGCGGCTCCATACAAAGGCATTGTTCTCGTCTCCCTCGCCTGTTGCGGGGGTGGCTCCAACCCCAGGTCAACGCCGATCACGTCTGAGAGAGTGACAGACAGCACGTCAGCAATTGATTGTGCTAACTCGGTGCTTGGCTGCGCTTCTTGTGTGCCGTCGTCCCTCACCCGTGTGTAGCGTCGCAATGCGTGCGGATTTTTCCCGATCCGCCGCGCCAACTCGGCAACGCTAATATCGTGATCCGCGCATAGTTTTTTAATGCGGTTTCTCACTTTAGTCTCCCAATGCTACCCGCAGGATTGCGGGATTTTTAAGGTTTTTATTTCCCTTTCTTTTTCGTTTTGTGAGAGCACGCTCTCACTTTTTGTGCCTCAAAATCAAACACGCCAGCGACGATATCTTCAAACAGTGTCGCCTCTGTTACCCCCTCAAAATTCACGTCACCAGCCGTCGCCATCGCGTCGAATGCCATCTGTCGCTGGTCAGCCCACATGACTGCGAAACGGCAGAAGGCTTGCACGTCAGCGTGCATCAATTTCTCGGTCAGGCGCTCTTGCATTTCTGTGACCAACAGCGTGGTCGGTATGTAACCGCCAGTTACTCTTTTTAGCAATTTGAGGTCAATGCCTGCGCTGAAACATTTTTTGACAGACCCCTCCGATACCGTGGGTTTGAGCGCTTTCCAAATGATTTTGACGGTCGTCGGGCCGCGCTTCGCGTAACAGTCGCGTATAATATGATGGGCGATCAGCGCTTGCTTCTGGCTGGGTGCGCGCCATTGCGCGACAGTCGGCCCAGATATTCCATCCCCTAGCAGCGCGAACATCGCGTCGGTCAGCAGCGCCTGCGCGTAAAAGCGATGCCGCCACAGGTAGCGATTGCTGGCAGTCTCGGCGCGCTGGTTAACGCGACAATAAAAGTCGTCTCGCTCCGCAGCGCGCGCGGCAATGCCCTCGACGCGCGCCATCAATTTCTCTCTATCGATTCTCATTGTGTGTCTCCCAAAAGGTCATTTTTTGACCCTATGCGTCATTACTGCCTTTGACAAGTTTTTCTAACCAATGTACCGATGGGGTCTAATTATTACGTTTAGTAAGGATCATGCTTTTCAGCGAGTGGATCACTAGCCGAGGCCTGACGCGACGCGACGCGGCTGCGCTGCTGCGCACAACGCCATCAACTATCACCAACTGGGTTCACGGCACGCATCGTCCCGGCGCTGCGATGACGGCGCGCATCTACGCAATCAGCGGCGGTCGCGTGACGGTAGCCGACCTGCATCAAGCATACCAAGAGGCGAGGCAATATGAGCGCACGAAACAAGGCGCGCGGCTATGAGCATGAACGCGAAATCGTTTTGTGGGCGCAGGCGAACGGCATTGAGTGCCGCCGCATCTTTGGGTCTGGCGCATTCAAACACCAACTCGGTGACGAGTTCGCTGGCGACATCGTGCTGGCAGGCCTGCGTGTTGAAGCCAAGCGGCGCAAGACCGGCTTTAAAGTCATTTACGACGCGTTCGATCAAGACGACAGCGATGTCGTTTGCGTTCGCGCTGACCGCAAAGAACGGCTGTGGATCGTCAAAGACGACCTGCTGCTGCGTCTTTTGAAATGAGTTACCCGCCCACCCAACGGCTCCCCTTGTGCCGACTCCCAGGGGCTGACGGCGCAGCCCAGCAAACCAAGACGGGCACGGTAGGTGGCATCGGCGGTGCATGCCCGTCAACGCCGTTTTTATTAAAGGAATTGATATGTCAGCAATAACACCGGGCGACGAAGGCCCGCGCCACGCCCCGATTTGCAATGTTTTTAACGAGTGGGGCATCAAGCACCTGTCGCACTCCAACATCGATCTGGCGCGCAACGACCTGGGTCTGTGGGTGCTGCGCTACATCTTCAAGGTCTACGACTCGCCCAACGCTGCGATGGCACGCGGCAACGCGGTCGAACACGGGCTGCAGGTCGCGCTGCAGGGGGGCGAGTTCGATGACCC